ATAGTATATTTTTACACCGCTTTTTGATACACTAGCCAACTAATTCCCTCGCTTTTATCTCCAAGTGATGATACAGTTCGGAAGGATTAACTATCCCTACTATCTCAAAGTAATAAGTTCCCCATTTAATTCTGTCTTTATGCGTGACGTTCATAGGGTCACAGAATATCTTATGAGTATAAAAAGCCTGTTCTTTATCTTGCGCCATTCGTTCCTCTGTAGACAAAGAACTAATCCTGCCTCGAAAAGAACCTGTATCAGACCAAGTTTCAACCACGCCACCTTGACCATCTGCGGTCTCTGTATATGATTGCAGTGTTAGTGTTTGATTCAAAAGTCCACTAGATATTGGCATTAAAATATTTCCTAAAAAAGACTTGACAAATAACTAAAAGTAGTTTATAATTAAGGTATCAAGTTAAGGAGATTCAAATGAAAAAGGCATTATTACAAATAGATTGGTTCAAAGATAAGGGCTTTGCTTTGGGTCGTGATAAATCAAATGAAACTTACTATGTTGTGGATGGCGCATCTGGTAAACGATATGACTTTGGTTCTATTGAACAAGCGGAGACATTTGTTATCGGGTTTAATGCCTATCGTTACCAAACTGACCACATAGAGGAAAGATATTAATGTGTTTCAAATGTCAATATTGTGGTAGATTTGCACATTTCATCAAAGCATATCATTCATATAATGGTAGTATTACAGATTTAATTTACGAATGGTATTGTAAAAAGTGTGGTCATGTAAAGGAAGGTCAATACTAAAGATTCCGCAATGCGTTGCAATATCTTTTAGGAGTAAAGAAGGTGGAGAATAAAATATCTTTTAAGATGTATCAGGCATTAATAAGAATAAAACACTTTACACCTAAAGCTACTAATGCCGAATGGATAAAATTTAATAAACATGGTAAAGCTGGTGTAGTTTTGACTTTTAAAGAAGCACCACAATATCAATGTGATGCTACTTATCAACAAGCAAAGGAAATTCTAGGCTAGAATCTCATCCGTTTATAAGGTCTAATACTCTCAAGTATAGATTCGACCATACTCTTACCTAGTGAAGTCCCTGCTATCGTGTAAGAGTTACCAGTTATAAAAGTTGAACCATTATCCCTAGCAACCCACGTTCCTAAACTTGTTTCAGGACACCAAATCTCACCATCATAATCTATCCAACCTTTGTTAATATCCCGAACACCCCTAATTGGCTTTAAGCAACTAAGACTATATACAGCCTCATCATCTGATTTGTGAATATCCTTTTTAGATAGCCTAGTCCCAAATCCGCACAAGACAGCTAATACTTGGAAAGTATCCATTGTTTCATTGTGTTGCTGATAGAATCTATATCTACCATTATCACCATCGCCTTTGAGCATTGTTTCCCATAAGAGATGTAATTGCTCGTTAGTTAATTGCGTGATAAAACTCATTGTTAATTGCTTATTAGGAACTATGGTATATAAATCTTTGAGTAACTTTGTTTGAGCAGGAATATAAAAACCTACATTCCCATTCCCGTGATTATGTCCAGCAACAGGTTCATCCAAAAGATTGTTAAGGCACTTTCTTATTGAATCACAATAATCGCTATGCTTATCAGATTGATTTATAAAGGCAGCATATCTTTTACTATTTCTATCTGGCTGGTAATTGCCTTCAGTAACAAACCATCCAACACACTCAACAAAATCATCGCTGAATATCTTTTCTGCTTTATTGTTGAATGGTGCGCTTAGTGGTATCCTATCCCAAGTATTAAGTTCCTCACTGGTATGGATTCGCTGTTTCCATTTAGCAGTATTAAACAATGGCTTAACATACCATCTGTGGTTAGGGCTTGCCAGCGTATCAATCCCCTTGCGAGATTTTAACTGAAGCATCTTACCCTTGTATTGAGACTTATGTATATTGAGAACATCCGCCCATTCTAATTCTTCTGTTTCGGGATTATAGGCTAATATCTTATCGCTAGTTTTTAATGTACTGGCATTACGCCAACCATTCATTGTTAAAGCTTCGGCCGTAGTAGATAAACAGTAATCGCCTATCCTTTCAGTCTGTAATCCTTGCTTTGCTCTATTCTGATAAAGAGCTACGCTTAAATCTATACACGCCTGTCTTATGTCTGAAGGGTATTGATAGATGTAAATAGTCTTTGCCGTGTCATGCGTTGCCGCTGTAGTTCCATTTACACCACGCTCAACCGTGAGAGTAGTAGAACTTATAGAGTAAATATACATCTGCTCGGATTCTACTAAGATTAATTGTCCTGCTGATAGGTTAGTAGCTGAAGTTACATCTACCCCTGTTTCACTAGCGTCAAGAGCTTCCGATGTAGTAGTGTCACTCACATAGGGTGTGGCTGATATGCCGTCACCATATCCCCAAACTCCTGCAATCTGGACACCCTTTTGAACACCGGAAGCAAACGAACCATAATCACCTGTATTTGAGTTTATCTCAAGGCGTGTCTTAGGGTATGTGTTAAGTGAATCTTCAAGTCCTGTACCATACAATAAATAATCTGTAGTATCAAAAGTATTCTCAAAAGTAGCATCGCCATCCTCGTCAGTCTTTAAAGTCGTTATTGAAAGTAAATCAGGCAACCATAAAGTGCAAGCACCATCAAAATACTTGGTAGCTGTTTGGGTTGCAAACGTCCTATTCGTGTACGAGTCTATGGAACGTGATGCGGCTTCCAGAATCTTCCGCATTACAACGTCATCAGTAGTGCTGGTTATTCCAAGTATTCCTTTGAGGTCTCCGATTGAGGCGTAGCATCCAAACATATCTTATCTCCAAATCCTACCGCAGATAGGACACGAACGATAACCATCAGAGTTTATATCAAGTTCCCAGGCATCATAGGGGCAAAGATTATTTTCTAAGTCCTCATCCTGTGGATGAAGCTCTGCCTGCTCTTTGTTAAAGTCAATTATGTTCTTTAGCTGATCAAAGCTCATTGCGTTTCACCTTTATTCTTCTCTGTAGGTAAATACAAAGTAACCGTTAGTCGTAATGTCTGCCGAAGTCCTGATTGAGACAACTGTATTAACAGCCCCTAACGGGCCATCATCACCGAATTCAAAGTGGTCGGTAACTACGGAATCGGTATCAAGGTTAGCCATGCAAATAGCGTTAGCAGGGGTTGAGGTTATATTATCTCCTGTACCAAAGTAAACCTCAAAAATAGCAGCCGTTGAACTGGCAGTTGCCATACTAACTGACTTGATTCTTACCCTCTTAAACACCGATGAAGGCGTAATCGCCGTAGCCCTAGTGGTAGAAGTTCCAGAAGTGGCTACATATAAAGTCTTAGTCGGCCCACCGATAGTCTCACCTTCAGTAGGATATAATGGAATGTAAACACCATTTACTTTGACTTCAGCTAACCAGGCATCTTCAAAAGTCCCGCTAGCTTCCCATCCCCAGTCCCATGAGATACGATATATAGACCATGTTGAGAACAAAGCATCTGCTTGAAATTGCGCCCATGTATATTGAGTGCCAGCCGTTAAAGCTGTTCCTGTAGTGCCTTCACCATAAAATAACATTCCCGCATCGGTAGAATCAAACTCATGTGCGTTCCATCCGGCAGCGTGTTCTAACCCTGCTACACCACCTAGTTGAGTTATCTCTGCTCTCTTATCAAAGTCATCAGGGTCATGCACCCAGATAACGCAACCAAGCCCCATAGACTCAGCATTGGTTTGATACCATGACCACTTAGCCGTTTCTAATTGTGTTACTGGAAGTTCATTAACTGGTATGTATAAAGATGCCCAATCATCACCAGACTGTGCGCCTCCATAAAGATTGGCTAACCAACCTCCGCCTTTCTGATTAAGCGGTGAGGTATCTGATTTAGACCATCCTCCATAACTCGCCGTTCCCCCATAATGAATAGACGGCTTACCAAATAGCCACCCTGCTTCCCTAGCACCTTTGGCTACCGATAACCCGTCAACAAATCTTGAATTAATCTTTGCCATGTTACACCTTCCTTATAGATGTTATTTTGTGGTGCTGGGTGTGTATTTCACCTGGGCGTGGATGGTAAGAGATGTACTACCTCAATACCTAGCCCGTTCCCTCATCGGTTTATGAGATTGCACCGCTTCTCATTTTCAGCACCACTTAGGAGAATGACTAGCCTTGCTTAAGGGCTAGGCTTATCTTATGCGTATAGTTTTGTAGCCGTGATAGTACAACAACCGACATATTCGGTTAGAGCATTGGTAAAGTCAAGTCCTAAACTATCACCTTGAGCTAGCGTTAAGTTCGCAGGAGTTGCATGGAGTGCTGGGCTAGCTACTGTATTAGCAGTTACACCCGTTTTAAGATTAAGGGGAGCAGCTAACAAATCAACACCAGACCCTATCGCTGTCCCTGATGGGACTTTCTCTATCATACAGGTAGAAGTTGCGCTGGTGTTTTCAATCACACTTTGCATAAATGTTATAGACGTGACTGTGCAACCGAACTCAAATGGGCAAGTCCAGATAAACCTATCAGTGTCATAGGTTGTATCAATGATACCAGATTGAATTGTCACTTCCTGAGCAGCCGTGCTAACTGTATCGGATGTAAGGGTTGGAATATTTACCCCTGTAGTAGCAATAGTCATTAGCTCGGTAGCATCTGACTTTTTCTGGAATTGTAATGACCCACCAGTCCAATTTGCTTTTACATTAGTTACTGGCATTTTATTGCCTCCATTGTTTATTCTATACCTTTCGGTTTAACCCACAAGGGAGGGTATAGTTTACCCTATTTATTGCGTGGTCTTACATACCCACATTGACACCTAATGTCTAACATCCTACGACCACACCATTTACAGATGTCAGTTCTTACCATTGTGTCAACGGGCGGTGTAGTAAAAGACTTTTCTGTTGGGGAGTCGGCGGGCTTTGACACCCGCCGTTTCCTCTTATCTCGTTTTTGAATTGTCACTATACCCTCTAGGTTAATGCGCCTGAGTTGGTTTCTTTGGGATACTTCGGCCAGCAGAGAGCTATGAGAGTACCAGTAATATCACCACTGCCGCTATCAGTAAGAGTCAATCCTACATACGGCTTGCTCTCTGTGGTCATGTCGCTGGAATCAACATCAACTATCAGCGTTAGAGTAGACATAGCAGTTGTGATTGCCAAACCTGTAGATGCAAGAGCGGTGGTATCTCCCATAGTATCAGTACCAGCGGCAGCAGTCAGACGATACCTAGCCGCGATAGCCGTTGAACTAGAACCAGCCGTAGCCGCCGACTGAGTTACCGTCAATGTAAAGTCATCGTGTGCAACAGCCGTCATGTGATAGATAAACTCTACCTTCTCATACAGCTTCATGTTGATATGAGGTTCAACTGTAGTTGAAGTGATTTGAGCTTCAGTCGCAAGGGGCACGATATGTATATCCTGTGCAACATTCATTTTACCCATTTAATTTATTCCTCCAAATTTATTAGTTATGGGCGGGATTTTCACCCGCCCGATTATTTAATTTAGGTGCGTGTTCCAGAAAGTACAACGAACGGGGACTGATAGGAAGTGCTACCCTTATAGGGGGTCAGGTAGGTGTCCCACATCGGTTGACCATCGCAGCGATAGACAAACCTGAAAGCCGTCTGGTCAGTCTGGAAATTGACATGAATTGAAGAAGCGGACTGCATATTACCCTTACTAATCATTACGTACTGTGAAAGGTCAGCCAGAATTATATCGCCAGCCGTACCGAGTGAAGCGCACTGTTCGCAAGGGATAACCGGTCTTCCGAACAAAGTCCCATAAGGCAGACCAGAAAGACCGCCTGCGGGCATATAGACAGGAACGCCACCAGTACCTGCTGCCAGTGACATGGTATAAAGCTGAGGTTCAATGTTCTGGTTAATCAGCCAGACGTAGTTAGACGAATTCGGGCCGAACCTTGAAGCCCACATCTTGATGATATTCTCGGTAACGATAGTTGATGCACCCTGACCAGTCTCAGCGGTTACAGTATGCAGACAAGGGGCGTTAAGAATACCAAGTGGCTTGCCAGCACCATCGCCATTGATGATAGCATCTGCCAGTTTGAAGTCGAATTCTTTTGCAAACGCCTGCATAATCCACGACTCAAGAGCAGGGGCATCTTCCAATAGTTCATCCGTACAGGTCGTATAACCTACAAGTTTCTTGAGTTCAAGTGAAACCTGTTTGAAGGTCGGAGCAGAAGCTGTTTTAGAACCCGCTTCATTCATCCAGTAAGCCCTGATTCCGCCGAATCGGGAGCCATCAGCTCTCGAAGCATCGGACACCGCAGGAATTTTAATTGAGTTAGAGTTAGCAGAAATCGGCATCTTGAAAACCCTACTCAAAAGATCGCTAGACGCAAATGTCTTTTCAAGCAACATAGAAGCAAAGTCAGTCTGCACGAGGAAACCACCGTCAGCCGGGATACCCTCACTAAGCCCAGTAGGAGCCTTCAGTCTGGCATCCATAACCCTGCCGCTTGTCAGCGTAGCAGTCTTTACTGCCATAAGCTGTTCGCCAAGAGATTTCCACGGCTGGTCGCCTGCATCCTTAGTGACTTTAACTTCAGCATCGCCAGGTACTTTGCGAGTAATATCCTTAGCTTTGTATTCCTCCAACTTCCCCTCCAATTCCTTAACCTTATCAGTCAAGGGTTTTATTGTCTGTTCCAATTCTTCCTTAAGTTCTGGCATTATTTAACCTCCAATTGTTCTTTAATTATTTCGTCTAGTGTTTTGATAAATGCTGAATCCGTTTCCGAATCCATTTGTTCACATGGAACAATATTTTCAACAGGAGTTGTCGCATCCTGAATTGCGTCTAAATAAGATTCTGTAATGCGCTTCAATATCTCTTTGGCTTCATCGTTTGCCCCGTTTTCTTGAAGCATAGATTCAATATAATCTAGTTCGTCTATGATTTGCTCTTGTGAAGTTTTGGCAGGTTTGGGAGTCTCTTTTTCTTCTAGTTCAGTTATAGACTTGAATTGCTTTTGAGTAATAACACCCTCTTTGACAGCGTTCATTAAAGCATTAGGGTTACTAGGCACAGGCACGATTGATATTTCTAAAAGTTCCTGTTTAGTGTAAGTCCGTCGGGGTGCTTTTTCTCCACCATCACCATCTTCCCATTTCTTCGGGATAAACCCTACCGATTCTGTTTTGAGATAACCAGCATCTACTAATCTTTGGACTGTATCAGCAAATTCATAAGTGCCCTCAGGGGGGAACTCAACTACATTCATTAGCTTGCCATCACGGACTCCGATTTTAGTAGCCTTGCCTATCGGTAGAGTTCTGTAATCGTGGGCGAACATTATAACAGGATTCTTTTTGAAGTTCTTTAAGTCCCATCCAGTAACGTCAATAACCTCGCCATCTCTGTCCATATCGGCAGTTGAAGCGGTAAACTCATATTGACGCCCACCTACTTTTTTAACTTCACAGTTTTCTAAAATCTTGTATACAGTGTCCATTAAGTACCTCCAAGAGGGTTATTCTATTGTAAATTCATGCCCTTTGAGGGCTTCTATTATCTTGGGTTTTTCAGATTCCACGGCAGGGAATAGCCAGGGATACGGTGGTTGTCTCACGCTACCTAGTTCCTGTATTTTCATGTAGTAGACATTAGTACCAATTACAACTTCCCCTGGTCTAACTTCGTGCGTAATAGATGCTCTACCTCTGCCTGTTTGCACCTGTGGATGTTTAGGTGGTGATTGACTAACATTTATCTTGGCTTGACGTTCTACAATTAGGCCTACTTTTTCTAGTCCTTTTTGTAAACCATCAAGTATCTCGGCTTGGCGTTCCTTGCGATAGGATTTAATTGTTACACTTGACATTGAATCCTTTATTGTGATATAATATAAGTATGGATAAGATTGGTATTTGCGAATATTGTCACAAAGAATATATAATTAAGAGAAGTTGTAGAGGTAGATTTTGTTCCTTAAAATGCTATCGTGCATCAATATCTAGCCGTGAAACTTTAACTTGTCCTGTATGCGGTAAGGTATTTACTAGATGTAAATCTCTGGAATCTATCCATTGTTCTAAAAAATGCTATCACAAATCAATGGAGAAAAGAGTAATTAAAGTTTGCCCTGTTTGCAACAAAGAGTTTTCTGTTATGCTTTCTAGTGCTAATCGTTACACAACTTGTAGCCTAGCGTGCGCTCGTAAATTTCCGCCAGCGTGGAGAAGATACCCCGCGCACATGAAGGCTTGTGAAAATTGTGGTAAGGAATTTAGGCATACACCGTCAACTAACCCTAGATTTTGCTGTTTTGCTTGCTACCGACAAGCTATTGCTAAACGAGATGGAGAAACTTCTATCGAGAAAAAGGTTAGATTGTTTCTCCAAACTCTCAATATCCCCTTTGAACAAGAATATAAAATGGCCAGGTATTCGCTTGATTTCTTTATCCCTTTGTTAAACTTAGCCATAGAGTGTGATGGCACTTATTGGCATAGAGACTCTAAAAGAGATAGGGCTAAAAATCAATATCTTAAAAGGCATGGATTCAAAGTATTACGATTATCTGAAGATGATATAAATTCTGGCAAATCTAACAATCAAATAGAATTACATATTCTCAATAAGAAATTATGCCTACTCTAGATAAGCAATCCATGTACAAGTACAGTGTGGATGCTTCGGGATTAAACCATGTGCTTCACTAGTTAAATAGACTTTGCCATCTTCAACTAAACATTCTTCACAACTTGAGGGGCTTGCCAGCCATTCCGATTTACTAACATTCTCTTGCTCATATCGCCTTAAAGTGCCTTCATTCGCAGCTTCTGATACCTCAGTCCGGCTCACCATCTCAGCCCTAGCCTTAGCGTTATCAGTAAAGTATCCCTCAATCCTCTTGGATAACTGTGTAATAGATTCCCCTGCTTCAAAACCTAGACTTAACTCATGTCTCAATGCCTCTAGTGTAGTCTTATTGATAGACTTGGCTAGAGTTAAAGAACGGAGTTTAATCCAGTCTAGGGCGTAGTTATCCAACTGCTTTACTGCCATAAAATAAATCCTTAAAAAGACTTGACAAATTAGAATAAGTAGTTTATAATTAGAGTATGAAAGTTTACTATGAACTACGCAAGACAAACATCAAGAACTATTCTATTGACTATCGTGTAGTTAAGATTGGTGATTATTATATTAGCCAATTCAAACCACAAGGCGATACGAGATGGGCACGATACTATTCACATATCAGCTTAGAAAGTGCTATCAAGCGGATAAACGAACCATAGATTCTGCAACGCATTGCAATATGTTAAGGAGTAGAGAAGATGAGAAACTTAAATAATGATTTAGAATGGCTTGTTAAATGTCAAAATAATACTGATTTATCAGATAGCTATTTACAAGAGCATGGGCAAACAACTCGCAAAGATTATGACAATAGAACTTGTGATTTTGAATATGGTATAACATTTGTTGAAAGTTCAATAGCTAGAGAATGGTTAGAACGTGCCATAAAAGCGGAGAATATATTATCTAATGCCAATAATTAAACCGCACTTT